TCTTCCCGCCCCCCGCGTGTGCGCTGACGGGGGGGTTAACCGAATTTTGGTTATTTTCCGGCATAATTGCAGAAAATGTCGCATAACGTTGATTATGTTTTTTCGGTATGTAATAAAAACAATGACTTACAAAGCCTGTGGATAACTTTTGCGTCATTTGCCCTGTTTTGCCTGTTTTTTGTGCATCTTTTTGTTAACCGATTTTTGGTTAATTTCATCGCGCGCGCGTACTTTATCATGTGTGCTTTCTTTAATTTCTATAGCTTTAGCCTCAACGACATCGGCGTGCTTTAACTGAGCCGCTTGGTTGACTTGCTGTAATAAATCGAGATACGACCCACCGGCCTCATGCGTTACGTCGACCTGTTGCTTGTCGCCGTAAACCTTTGGCAATAACCTAGCCGCCGTCCACTTGTAGTTGTCAGCGACAAGCCTAGCCGCTTGCGGGTCTATCTCACCGTTAAGAACACGCCGGTTTATCTCGTCGAGCTGGTCAGCGTATATCATGCCGCGCGACGACAACGCGTTCATATATTTGCGCTCAAAGTCCTTGTCGTTGTAAATCTTATTCCAAGCTGTACCCCAAGCTGGCATGTCTTTATCTTTGCACACTGACTGACCAGACCGGCCTGACGTGACACGCTCTAAAAACTCTGACCAAACCTCTTCGGTGATCTTATGAGACATCGTCATCCTCATCGTAATCGTCATCTTCAAACGTCACAATCAGCGTAGGCTTGTCCTCGATGATCAACAGCGGGTTCTTGCACAGGCTACACACGATTGACTGCATGCCCTCATAGACGAACCCCTTAGTCTCTTCCTGACACCAGTCACACGTCACCGGTTCGGTGAAGAAATGCACCACATGCCTCTCGCCGAATTTGATTATCTCAGCCATCCACGTTCACACATTCTGCCGCGCACGCCAGATAACCGGCACCGTCGACATAGTTGTCATCGTGATACGGGTTGCTCTTAACCCGCGCTATCTTCAGCAACGCCATCATCACGCCAACATCCTGCGGCTCAACCTTATGCCCCAGATGCGTCGACCAGTACGTCGCAATCGTCGCAAAGTTGTCTTCCATATTTCCGTGATCGTTGGCACGATCTTTGGTCACTAATTCCTTAGCCGTATCCAAACACTCTACACGCTTCATTCCACATTTTCCTTCACGTCTATCACTTTTAACTCGCACACGATGCAATCGTATTTCTTCTTGTACCCGTCGTCGCTACGCAAAAGCATAAGCGAGTGACACCTTGGGCAACGCTGTTGCGATAACAGCCTCGCCATTGAACCGTCGCCCTTTTCAGTTATCGTCATCGCTACCCTCGCTAAACGGCACCGAGAGCGTCGCTATGGGCGCGTAACCCCGCATCAGCTCTCTTGGCCACACGTCGACCGTAATGCCCGTCTCAGACCGCTGTACGTTGACCGTCAGGTTCCTGACGTCGATCCACGTCGACTTGCCGAGCAACAGGTACTCGCGATCCTTTACAACGTCATCACGCTCGGTTTCGTAATCCATCAAAACGGTATCTCATCGTCTATCAGTTTCGCCGTCTTCGTCACGCTCTCGACCACGGCACCGGCAAATACGTTCTTCGCCTCATCGACAAACGCCTTGGCCTGCTTTTCCTTTAGCCACTGTTCCAAGATCACACCGACCTCGTCAACAGTATAAACGGTCATCTCGCGATTGTCCTGCTTTACCTTACCCGCCTCATACCCATTAGCCGTAATCGCCAGCACCGTGCCATCCGGCATCCGCCCCTCGATGTACTCGCCGGTCAGCGGCTCGGCGCCACCCTCTATCGCCGCACGCTCGATGGCGGCACAACCACGCAATGTGACTTCCACCTCATGCTCAACCCCTTCGGTCGCATCAATAGCCGAATTGAGCTTGTCGAGCTGTTCGTAAAACCGGTCACGCAATTCCACCGGCACAAGCCAAGGCAATCTGTCGATACCCCACTTGCGCTCTAACCGGTTCACCTCGTCATCGTATTTGTGTAGCGCCGCCTGCTGACGCTTTAGCGCCCCCTGACTTGGCTGATAGTACACCTTATCCGTCTTCGGCTTACCCCTCGCCACACGCTTCTTAGCCACCATATCACTATCCCTTCTTAAAAATTAACATCGGCTCGTTTTAGGGTCGGTTGGGTAGGCTACCCCTAGGGTGTAGCCGACCCGACCTACCTCGGCCAGAACGCCCACCCGACGTCGGGTGAGGCCTTATTTCCACCCGACATTTTACAATAAGTCCTTGTTTATCCAGCATTTCAATTTATCGACGATCACCAGACCTTTGTCCTGCAAACCCTGCCGCGCCGTGTTCCTCTGCTCAGGCGTCAAATCGGGCGATTTTTGCTTATGCGCCTCGTTCCACGCCGCGATTGTGACGACACTTTGGCCCGTCTCGATGATGAGATTTTGCAACGCCGTGAACGCGTGTTCCTGCCGCCCCGCCGCTGGCTTTGCCGCCTTCTTCTTCTTTGGCGCCTCATCCTCACCGACCCGCCGCAATACCACCGACCCGCCGCTGACGCTCGACACCGGCTCCATCATCAGCACAATATCGTCGATCATCTCGGCATCTTTCTGCTTCTCAATACGCATTGTGACGATATTCTCGTCCTTAACGACCGCTATAGACGCGTCTACGGCGCCCAATATGGCCGACGACCCTCTGGCCTGCCGGTCAGAATTTTTGCCGCTGTGATGCACAAACACGACCGCGCAATCAAACATACGCTTTAGCGCATCAGCCGCCGCTATCGCCAAGCCAGCCTCTTGAGCCGAGTTTTCGTCCGCCCCAAGCAATGCACGCGCCAGCGTGTCGACGTAAATACACGTCCACTGCCGGTCGAGGCGCTCTATCGAGTACATCAGCTTCTCGATATCCGCCTGATCGCGGAAATTGACCGCCAGAGGCAACATGTGGAAGTGACCGCTGGCACCCAGCCCGTGCGACATCTTCCACGCCTTGACGCGCTTTCCCAGCCCGCCAACGCCCTCTCCCGCGATATACAGCACGTCGCCCTGCTTCGTTGGCATGCCCTGCCACTCGATGCCGTGCGCCTGACACAGCGCCATATCGAGCGTGATGAAGCTCTTACCCGAACCCGGCGCACCGTAGATCATGCTCAACCCGTGCGCCGTGATAAGCCCGCTGTCGCCGTCACCGACCGCCCAGCTCACCGGCGGCATGCTAATGAGGTAATCCTCATCGACGAAGTCGTAGTAATCGCGCTCCGGCTCGCCCGCGTTGTCGTTGTCCGCGACCGCCTCGACGACTGGCGCCTCACCCAGCACCGGTGCCGCCTTCACTTCCGACAGCAGGTCTTCGATATCCCGACCACCGGCGAGGTAGTCGACGACGTCGCCCTTATCGCCCAGACCTGACAGCTCGACGACCTTGACCGCCGCCGCACCGTCAAAAATATTGGCGACCACCGTGTCCGCGTGAGCGCGCCCCGCGTCATCGTTGTCCGGCAGGATCACGACATTACGGCCCTCAAACCACTTGTTCAGCTCCGGCTTCCAGTTCTTCGCCCCGCCGTTGTTTGTTGTGGCGACGATGCCGTGCCGCGCCAACCGGTCAGCCGCCTTCTCGCCCTCGACGATAAACACCGGCATGTCGGGCTTTGCCAGCATGTCGTGCAGGCGGTACGGCACCGGCGTCACGCCGTCTAGGTTATGCAACCACCCGCCGTTACCGTCTGGCCGCACCTGTCGGAAGGTTTTCGGCTCATAGCGCCTAATTTGGTAGACCACCTCGCCGTTCTCGTCGGTGTAGTCGTACACCGCACTCATAAACCGCGCCGGTTGTAGTTTGACTTGCGCCTGCTTCTGTATGCCAAACTTCTTTTCCAAGATGTCTGGGATGCTACCCATTACCGTGGCGCCCTCATTGAGACGCACCAAGTCGACGACGCCGCCGCCCTCGTTGGCCTCAAAGTCGAACCAAGTGCCTTTGCGTAGGTCGACTTCTTTTGAGCCGTGTGTACCCCAGCGCAGAGTATGCCCGCGCTTCTGGTTAGGCTCGCCCCAATACGCCTTGGCGACCGTCTCTATGTAACTCGCAATATTGCTCATCCTACACACTCCCCACCATCTTTTTGGCAAAGATAACCTTCTTCGTCGAATATCCAGTCAGCTTGCAGGTTGATAAATTCCCTTAATTCACCCATTGGTCTGACTTTGTTAAAAAAACCGTAATCACCTCTATGCTTGTGGCTCTCTTCTAAATTTTCCCACCATTCAAATTTTTCTGGAAACTCTCGCGCTAACATTGCCAGTTGCGCCTCTGATTTCAAAAAACACCCGTCACAATTTCCGTACATTGTTTTCCCGTTTACCACAGGCAAATCTAATTTGAACGGCTGGTGCTTCCAAAACACATCAACGTGATCCTTTGTTATCCCTGCGTCAACCAATGGCCGCCAAGGTGTCCAACAGTCTTTTTTTGGTGGTCTAGCTAATCTGTCAGGTTCGTCGGCTCTAATACCAACCGCGTTTTGCCACCTCTTCCAACCGATGCTTTTCAAATATCTTTTTGATGTGTTTATTTTTAGCTCTATCGTACAAAAACGCATGAGAGTATTCGGTAAAACTTTCTTTGCTTTTATGAGCTTTTCAAACGGCTCGCCATTACGATCCGCTGAATTATGATTGACCACTGATGCGGCTGGTTTGCCATTCACCCTGTCATATTCTAACCAAATTATTTCTACGCCCCACCTGATGCCGCACTCATTAACGAAATCTAGTGTCTGCGGCATTTCTCTACCAGTATTTTGGAAAATCACTTTGCATCTATCCGGCATCGTGCCGTTTTCTTGCAAAATCTGATGTAGCATGAACGCGCTTGTCCTGCCGCCACTAAAGCTGACGAGGACATTGCCCTCTGGTAATTTATAAGCTCTCATCTAAAAACCCTCGACCCCTGTTCCCTTGAAGGTGCGGGCGACGGCCAAGGGAAAACCGCCGCCCGCCACGCGCTAGAACAGGTCGCCGCCTGCACTAACAGCGGCCGGTGGTGTTGCCGCCATAGGCGGCGCGACCGGCGCTGACGCGTGTTCTTGTGGCGCGGGTGTGCTACCCGCCGCATCCATTGCCGCTGGGCGATCCACCCAGTTGACGATCTTTAGCGTTGGCGCCTTAAAACGCAACTCGCCCTGCGGCGACTGCATCTTGATCGTCTCAGGCGTGCCAGCCTCGATCACTGGTATCTTGCCCGCATTGGCGCTACGCTCGGCCATAAACTGGTCGTGCAGTTTATCGACCACCCGCAGAACCGTCTTGGCGCTGTGGCTAAATTCCCGCGGGCCACTCTCGCCGCTGATGACCACGCGCATGCGGAACGCCTGCTTGTGTTCCTCAGACGGCTTCGCAACCATTGCGTCGCCAATACGCACCATATGAAAGTCAGGCGCGCCAGACGCAAAACTCAGCCAGCCCACTTCCATATTGTCGAGGTCCGCGGCGAATTTAAAGCCCGGCGAAATGTCCTCTTCGTTTTTCTGCCAAGTGCCGTCCGCGCCTTGGACGCGGTCTTGCTTGATCCAGTCACCACCCTTCGCATCGAATTTGATGATCGGTAAAATGTCCCCGCTTGAACGGGCTTCTGTACTAAAACCTAATGCCATAACGATAAACTCCTTAACATCAACATTAGTTATCAAATGACCTGATAATCATCAGATCGTCCAGTTTGTAGTAGGCACAGACGTCGGCGTCCTGTGGGTCGCCTCGGTCTGACCTACCACCCTTCATTACCTCAAAGTCGCTGGCAAAATTCAGTCGCGCCAGACAATCGAGATAGAGAAGCAAAAGATAAGACGGCAATCCGGTAGTGTCTGTCAACTGCCTTGCCTTCAAAACTTTGGACAGGCTGATCATCACCGACTGGTATGCGTCGTGCATCACACGGCGCGCCTTAACTTCGGCAAAGCCGCAGATAGAGCCGCCGTCGCGCCGGTCGTGTATAGCGAAGTCTAGCTCATACCTGACCGGCAATTTATACAGGTCGTAGCCCTCACCCGCCAGTAGGTTGGCGACGCGCTGTTCGTTATTTATATCGGCCTGCGTCTCGTAATGCGGCCGGGTCATTTCATCACCGCCAAGTGTTCGCGTAACACCATCTCGAAGGTTTCCCAATCCATCGTGACCGTGTACCGCCAGTCATACTGCTCGGCAATGTCACCGGCCAAGCCTGAGTTGCCTAGCATGACCAAAGCCTGCACGGGCAAGCGCACCTGCACCGGCTGGAAGTCGAGCTTATAGATCAGGCACGGCAACGCGTCATTTGTGTTGGCCGAAGACCTAGCCGCTGTGACGACCTGATCCCACCAGCTCGGCGACACGCCCTTGGCGTACCGCTTGCACTCGATCAGGAACGGGAACGGCTTGCCGTCGGCCGGTTCCAGATCGCTCAAATCCTTTTCCTGATATTGCGACAGGCGGCGCCGTAATTTGCGACCCGTCGCCAGCTCGATCAGCTTTGCGACTTCGCGCTCGAAGGCCGCCCCCTTGGCACGTCCACCACCGGCACGCATCAGCCCAAGCTCTCCAAGCCGTGCCGACCGGCCTGACCGTCGAGCGACGACTGCACACTGCGCTGACGAATTTTGCTGGCAATTTGTGCCGCCAGCATCTCATCCGCCAGCGACGACTGACTGCGGTGAGCCGATAATTCCAGCTCCTTTTTTAGCGCCTCGATGGTCGAGGTGCGAAGCCGAAGCAAAACTGGCTTAATTTCTGACATTTTGTAACCCCTTCTGTGATCGTTGCTGGAAGCTAAAAACGCCGCTGGCAACTTTTTGGTACTGATATGCCCCAAAACACCCAAAGCCCGTCAGTGAGCTTCTATTGGCGATTAAAGGCATAGTGCTATTTTTTTGATATTTTTTTAATATTCATTAAATACAGCACTTGACGTACACCAATATAAAGCCCATATTCAAATAGTCGAGAGGCACAAAACAGGTAAATTTACAAGGGAGACTAAAATGACACTGTTGGACAAAATTGAAATCTGGAGACAGGACAATTTGCCGGTCGGCTCAGAGGCGTCGAGTGATCTGTGCAATCTTATTATGGATTTGCACGACGATATGCCAGACCCATCAGATAATGAGGTTGCAGGGTATTGGCTTCTGGGTCTGGTGTGGGACAAGTCATCGCTTGTCGAACACCGCGACGCAATTAAATCATTTGTAGACGCGGCGGCCTAACGGCCCCGCCCCACAAGGGAGACTAAAATGATTAGATCAAACGAAAATATCAAATTTGTTGCAATGCAGTTAGTCGAGATCGTTGACCAAATCACAGAAATTGTCGGTAAAGAAATCGATGTGTTTGGTTATGTTGCGTCATCTTGTCGGCCATTGTGGAGCGAAGAAGATATTGCGACACTTGTTGCTGAAGTGCGCTCAATTAGGGCGGCGGCCTAACGGCCCCGCCCCACAAGGGAGAATTGATATGGAATACTACAGCGAAATATTTTTAGCCGACGGCACCAGCAAAGTGCTTGGCGTGATGCACCCATCTATTAAAGAGGCGCAAAACGAGGCGGCCAGATATTTAAAAGAAAATGACTTGTGCTGTTACAAAGGGCAAACCGACCCAGTTAAATATGTTGAGATTAAAAAGCTCTACAAGGGCGGTCGGTCTCACGTTCACGATTATTACAGATATGAGCCAATGCAGTGCATAGGTGATTATATCGTTGGCGGTTACTTCAGAAAAATCAAATAGGGAGATCAATATGCCAGTACCAACATACGACGAGCTAAAAAAGGCTCTGCAAATTATCGAGGCGGGTGACTTTGGCGGTCGCCGGATCACCCGCGCCGCCGCCAAGCTACGCGGCTTGAAGACCTACTTCACCGGCCAGCCGTGCATCAACGGCCACGTCGACGACCGTGCCGTCAGCAACGGTAACTGCATGACGTGCGTCAAGCTCAAGGCGCGCCGGTATAGCCACAAAAAGCGGACAGGAAGGAAGCGGTTAAATGATTAAAGAGTTTTTCGGAATGTTGTTTTTAGTGTCGTTTGCGATTGTGATGTGTACCAACATCGTGACGACTGAGTGGAACGTGTGGGCCTTGATGGTCAAGTTAGGGGGGCAGTGATATGTGGATGTTTAGTCAACCAACATTGAAGTTTGACATTAGGTCACACGTTGAAATCTGGGGCTTTGATATTGATGTTGTTAATCGTGATGGCGAGGTATTGCAAAGCTATTATGTGCATCAGCGATATAATTGGGTGGATGATAGCCCAGACAGTATTTGGCAATTAAAGCGTCAAGGTGATGACCTATATGACGAAGCGTTGTTGACCGGTCGGCTGGTTTCCGGTCGCACCGATCCATTCTCGCCGCTAATGAAGTGCCTGCAATTCTTGAATGAACAAGGGGGGCAGTGATGATACACGCATTTACCACCGCCCCAGATATACGCGGGCATGAGAGCGTCGTCAGGGCCTTTGAGGCTGACGGCATGAAGGTCGAGCTTCCAGACGGTTACATCGTGTTCGATCACTTCTATGACCCCAACCGTCCGGTCGAGGTAAACGGCTCGATATATGCGCCAGAAGTTGGCACGGTTGTTTATCCCACATCTGTCGGCATGCCAGCCGACGCGTCCTGTTACCTTGTGCTGGCGAAGCACCGCACCCAGAAGACTTACTTCAACGGTGACTACGACGTCAGCTCGGACATCGTCTGCGTCGAGACGCACAAGACGCCGAAATTCCGCACGGTCAGGCACATCATTCGGTTTGTGCCAGAAACGCGCCGCCTTGTTTTTGAGAAGACAAAGCGAGAGAGGCGAAAGCAGTCACCATCAATGCGGCTGGCTTCGTTCAAACGCCAGAAGGCCTTGCGTTGGGCGACACCAAGGTGGTGTGACAAGCGCGAGATTGACCGGCTGGTGAGAAAAGTCAGAGGCATGAATAAGCAAGCTGGCTTCATCAAATTTCATTTAGACCACATCGTGCCGCTTCAAGGTAACGACATATGCGGTCTACATGTGCCGTGGAATTTGCAGGTAATCACGGCTGAAGAAAACCTGCGTAAATCTAACAAGTGGAGTAGTTAAAATGAATACAGATAGACACTGCAAAATCGTCAAAGATATGGACGATAGAATTATGACCGGCGAGCGCATAAGCCCAGAGCTTGTGATGGTGCTGACAGCGTTGCGCGACTTGGTGGATCAGTCGCACGACTACAGTCGCAAAATGTCTGACCGCGTAAACGCAATGAAAATTCAGGTGGACGAGTGGCGTGATCGTGCCAACAATCTTGAAGAGGCGCTCGATACAGAAAAAAGCATTTTCAAAATTGCCGAACGTCACTACACAAAAAAGATAAACGTGGCTAACCGCCGCGCTGGCATCTGGAAGGCAAAAGTTGAACGCTTAAAAGCACAAGGAGAGAAATGATGGTCGGTAAAAAAACACCCAATAATATTGTCACGGGATCAAGACTGCCCGCGCTATTAAACGCGTCGCCGTATGACACGCAAAACGATCTGCTGGCAAGCGTGCTGGCAGACATCGAGGGTAAGCCCGACCCCAAGCCGTTCAACGGCAACGAAGCCTGCGACTGGGGAGACGCTCTGGAAGGCATGATACTGACTGAGGCGGCCAACCGCCTCGGTCTCGACGACCTAAAGCTGGAACACGACGCGCTGTTTCACGACAAGATACCGTTTGCGGCATCGCTCGATGGCACCGCTGACGCTGGCGTCGGCGGCTGGGTCGACACAAATTGGGACAAGGGCGTCATCTGCCCCAACGGCAAGGTGTTTGTGACCGGCACCGGCGTGCTGGAAAGCAAGCTGACCAGCAACAAGCCAGAGGACGCCCCAGCGCCCCACAGAGGCCCGCTACAGCTTCAAGGCCAGCTAATGGTCACCAAATACACTTGGGGCGCTGTGTGCGTCTTGTACGGCGGCACAGAGCTACGCATCTTCTTGTATCAGGCCGACGCGGCCGTGCAGTCGAAGATAATGCAGGCCGTCGACGACTTTGAGCGTCGCAAGCGTGACATCGAGTGGTATCCGGTGCTGTCCAGCTCGGACGGCAACACCGCCTACCCGCGGGTCGACGACGGCGCCGAGCCGCTGGAATTACCCGCCACCGAGGCTGAGTGGCTCGCACAGCTCGTTAATGCTAAGGACGCCAAGCGTGCGGCCGAGGCCGATATAGACGAGGCTGAGGCGGCGCTGAAAGAGTTTATGGGCAGTCACGAGCAGGCCACCGGCATCGTCGGCAATACCAAATACTCGGTGCGCTGGCCGATGCGGCAGTTCAAGGCACAGCCGCCCAAGCCAGCCACACCCGGCAAGCCAGCCCGCACGGTGCGCCAGAACACGCTGACGATAAAAGAGGTGCGTGATGATTGACGTGCCGCTGACACCGAAACAGCACAACATGCGGCTGGTGATAGCGCGGTTTCACCGCAAGTACGGCTACTACCCGTCGATCCGCGAGCTGGCAGACAAGACCGGCAAGTCTATGACGCAGTGCGCCAGATACATGAACGCGCTGGTCAAGCGAGGCGCCGCAGAAAAGACTGCTGGCATCGCGCGCGGCTTTCGGTTACTGTAATTGGTGTCGGGTGTTCCTCCCCGCCCGATATTTCAACGACTGGCCCCCGTTTCGGCGGGGGTCTTTTTTTTGCATTATGGGGGTTGATATTATTGTGATAGCATGCCATATAAGTAGAGTAACTTGATTTAAGGGAGATTTTGTTATGACACACACAACGCACATCGAAAACCGCGACGCTTGGGAACGTGGCCGTGACGCGGCCATCAAGCGCAACGCCAGCGTCAGCCGCCAGCGCAAGTGGCTGGCTGAGGACGCGAGCCGCCAAGAGCTTATCGACTTATGCTCTGACGACTTTGGTGGCACTGACAGCTTCCCTCGGGTGTTCAATGAAGATTGTGCGCAGTGCCGCAAGCATTTTAACTGGGAGTGGAAAAACAGCCCAGATTGCGACGGCCACCCAAATGAAGTTATCAAATCAGCTTGGCGTGCGTCTGGCGATTTTCTCGAGGCAATGTTTGAGCAGATCAATGAGTGGGGCCGCCTGTCAGAAAAGCAGGAAGCCGCAGTGCGCAAAATTCTGGAGCGCGCCAAGGGTCGCGTCGCTGAGTGGGAAGCAAAAAAAGCAGAAGAGTTTGCCAACAGCGCAGACTGCCCGCAGGGTCGCGTGCAAGTGACTGGCACGATCATTTCGACTGACTTGCGCGAGACCTCGTTTGGCAACGTCTGGAAGATGCTGGTGCGCGACGACAGTGGCTTCAAGGTCTGGGGTTCAATCCCGTCAAAACTGCATGAGCCAGAAGAGGAAGACGGTCAGTGGATCACCGGCAAAGAGATGAAGGGCATGCGTGTGTCATTCACTGCGGCAGTCGAGCCAAGCCAAGACGACCAGAAGTTCGGGTTCTTTAAGCGCCCAACAAAAGCAAAAATCGAGGCGGCGCAGTGAGCGCCGTCCCGTACACTGTCGGCCAGTGGGCGTGGCTGGTCGATGATCGAGGCCGTCAGATCAGCGTGCTAGTGCGCTACATCGAAGAGATGGACGACGGCTACACCGTCACGTTTGAGAACATGCAGACGGGCGACAGATACCACCGCCGCTATAGAACAGGGGAAAAGAATGAACAACCAACAGATCATTGACCTTTACGACACTGACTTGGAAATCACCATATCTGAGATTTCTAAAATATCCGGTCGCGAGGTGTCTGAAT